GGAGTTTTGCTCCTTCGCTCTTGGCTTTGTTTACGCTGATCTCGGCATTGGGGTTCTTGGCATCTACGCCTACCGCTCCCTCTTTGGCCATAAAGACCTTGCGCATCCAGAAGTGATGACAACGCGCTCCTCCTTTGTAGAGCCAAATGTCGTAGGTGTCCGCTCCTTGAGGGCCGAATCCCGCATTTACGGAACGATTGCCCATCTCAAGGATGTCTTCCTTTCGGTAGACCTTCTTTGCGCTGATCATCTTCTTGCAAAACTCTCTTGAGTTGCTTCCCGCTTTTTCGGGGGCGTAGCCATAGCGCACCTTATAGATACGGCCTTCGGGAGTTACGCCATCTTGCTTGCTCTTGGCGTTGGGGAATGCCGTTCCCGTAGAGGCGAACTTGGTCATACGCTCCATAGCATCTTCCGCTTCATAGTCTACGGGGGATTCTTCTACCAATTCCCATTCATCCTCGTTGATGACCTCTCCAAATTCCTCTAATTGATCAAAGATTTGGTCAAGGTACTTGTCATCGGGTTCTTGTTTGGATAGTTTGACTCCCGTTTCTTCTTCCATCGTTTCCTGATCTACGACAACGCCCTCTTGGAACTCCAAAGGCTGAAGGGTCTTGAAGTACAAATTCAAAGAGATATCGTTGTAGGCAAGAATCTTGTCTACCCCATCCAAAATAGTCTCTTGCATAGGACGGATGACTGTGTTGTCAAACAAGGTAGAGGCGGTCTTCAATTCCTCTGCGTTGTTTCCTAATCCGCTTTGGTCTTTGATACCTAAAAGCATAGGAGAGGTGACTCGGTGAGCAACCATCAACTTGCGCATTGATTCGTCCGCCAAGAATTGGTATTGGTCAGAGGCATCAGAGAGTTGTACGGGCGTAATATCCGCAGCCATCTCCTTGTTGTCGTTGAAGGCAAGGATAAACTTTCCTGCGTTGCTTGTTCCGCTGAATTTGTCGCTGATCTTGCTCTCAATCAAGTAACGCTCCTCCTCCGTTGGGACTCCGTTATTGAAGTTGATGAGCATTGAAGGACTCATCCCGTTCTTGATGTTGTTGAGGTGGTAGTTTGCTACTTCCTCCTCCAACTCCGCATAAGGCAATCCTCCTTGATAGTCAACGGGTGAGTAGTAATAGAATCCCGCACGATAGGGACGGATGTAGAGAATCTCAATGCCCTCGTTGCTAAATCCGAATGCAGGGATGCGAATAGGCGTTTCTTTCTTGTTCTCTACCGCTCCCCAATCCTTTGCGTAGTAGTACGCCTCAATATCGCCCTCATCATTGCACTTCTCCGCTCGTAAGCTCTCAACGGGCATATGATATACCTCCGTGATTTGCTTGTGATCTTTGGAGTAGATGACTTGGAAGGCGCATTGACCCATCATCTTGAAATCAGCCGTGACCTTACGCATACAATCCTTGCTGAACAAGGACTTCATTTTAGCGTACTCATCGGGCTTTCGGTTGCTATCTGTAGCATCCAAGCCTTTTCCGTAGATGAGTTCGGCTATGCCGTTAATAATGGCGTTATTCGTTGCGCTACCATTGTACCTATCAATGAGGTATTGGAAGTAGTCGTTGCTATCGCCATAGGAAACCCATTCCTTGCCTCGTTGCTCCTTGACAACGGGCGTGGTATATGAGGATAGGTTTACAAATCGGATGTTGCTCATAACAAGATAAATTCATTGTTGAAGGAGTCCTCCTCCGTATATACATTTTGATTGACTGTATACTTGTCAAAATCAGTTTGGGCGGTACAAAATAAACGCCCCTTGTAGAGCGTTTCTCCCGTACTTGCATTGTACCCCGTAAAAGTATAAAATCTTCCCTCTACGGGCAGTTTATCAGCCTTGAAGGTCATATTGAATGTGGTAATACCATCGGCATACCCGCCCGTTGCCGTTTGAACATCTGATGTGATGTCTTTATTTTGGCTCTCGTCAATAATCTTAAAGTTCGGTGGAACTCCGTCAGTTCGCATAATGAACTTGATTTGTTGACTTTGTATTGGCTTAATGATGTGCATCGTACCTAAATAACCAAAAAGCGAAAGTTTATTCCAAAAAGAAAGCCACCCGAAGGTGGCCTTGCTTTCTATTTATGATAGATTACAGTTTGGCTCGTTGCCAATATCTATCAAGTTTTTGGGCATATTCGCTTGATAGGTTGTTTACTTTCATCCAAGTTTTATATGCATCTGAAGAATCCAAACCAAGTTTTTTTGCTTGTTTTACAATCTCATTTATTTCAGCCTCTGCCTTGTTTCTAATTTGTCCAAGATTCATCCCTGAATCATAAACGCCATCCCTCAAGGGCTTAATCTCTTGTTTGATTTTATCAACGGCTTTTTCAAGTTCTTTAGCAAGACGCATACCCTTATCAAACTCTCGTTCAATTTGAGAAAGATAATCGTCCATTGCAAATTCAACCTTGATTGGCTCTTCTGATGACAACTCAACCTTTTGTACTTCGTTGTACTTGGCAAGTTTGTTTAGGATTTGTTGTGGTTTCATTATAGTGAACTATAAGCGTTAATTGTGTTTTTTGCTTTTGTTATGGCGGTAAGCAAATCTTGCTCGGCAGCCTTAACATCTTTAATCTCTTTGATTGAATTTACATCAAGTCCCAATTCTTTTGCTGCCACTTCAGTTCTGTCAATAGAATTAGTAATTACTTTAGTCAAAGATAATGCGCTTCCGTATTCAGCATCTAAATCTTTAGCCAAGCGAGTAACCTCATCAAAGATATTTAGCAACTTAACTTCCGCATCACGCAAGGACTTTACTTTTTCTTTTGTTTCTTGAACTCGTGTATTTAATTCGCCAACCAAAGAGAACTCAACCTTACGAGGTTCTTGAGAAGCAATGATATTAAAGATTCGCTGAATAGGTTTCATTTTACAATTTAAATTTTGAGGCTTCCCTAAATTTGGATTCGTATTTGTTTGCTTTGTCAAAATAATCTTTTAACTCACTAACCGCTTTTTCAAATTCTGCGGATAATTTTGTTTCAAAATTAAATTCGGCCTCAACTGCTTTAATTCTCTTTAATGAAGATTCTGCCTCTTGCAACAACAAATAAAGTTTTTTTTGAGCGGGAATCCAATCTTCAGCAGCCTCACTAACTTTATCAGATGCTTTTGTTCGTGCATCAAGAAAAATCTTTTGTCCCTCTTGAGCAAGTTTTAGCCCCTCTCCAGCCAATTCAACCTTCATTGGCTTTTGCTCCTTCGCAAGGATATTGAAAATCTTTTGTTGTTTGTTCATCTTATGTATTTTATCCGATTGCTTTAATCTTTTTGATTGCATCTTGGATGAAATTAACATTTGATTTTAAATCAGATGCCAATCCTTGAAGTTCGCTAACAAGAGAATCAGCCCCCAAATCTTTTGCCATTTTTAATCCATTATCAACTTCGGGCAACAAACGCTTGGTGTCCGCAAGTGATTTTTGGAGAATAACATCAATTTGAGAAAGACGATTAAATGCTTGTTGAACGCCATCTCCGATTGAGTTCATTTCATTTCGGATATCTCCAACCAAAGATAATTCAACTTTCATAGGCTCATTAGCCTTGCTGAACTGTTGTAGTTTATTGAGAGTATTTTGGTTCATCTTGTGAAAGTGTTAGAAGGGGGCATAAGCCCCCCTCCGTTCAACACACTATTAAGGATTGATTTGCGTACCGCTTACAGTCACTCCCGCAGATGCCAAAGTAGCATCCAAGAAGTTAGCGGGAACTTGCTCTTGTGCAGTCAAAGTAAGGGTATAACCACTCAAGTCACCCATTGCTGCTCCCGTTACAATCGTTCCACCCGTGACCTCTGCTCCGTGAAGCAATCCCATCACAAAGATATTGCCGTTGTAGTCCTCTACAAAGACGTGAGGACGGCCATACGCCATCAATTTCAATTCTTTGTGCGTAGCCTTGTCCAACTTGGTGAAAGTCAAGTTCAAAGTTTGCTCAAAGAAAGTTGTTCCATTCTCGCGAGATGAGGTGATCGTCTGCTCAAAAGAAGAGTTTCCCTTCACATCGTACTCGTAAGCCGTAGGAGTGCCACCGAAAGAATCAATAGCATCGGTGTTCGTAACATCATAGGTGATAGCACCAAGAGTTCCGTAGTTTGCGAAGTATACGGCCTTGATACCGCCTACTACATCTTTACAAGGGACTGCACGTCCCGTACTCAAATCACACGCCATAGTTATTTAAAATAAAAAAGGAGAGCGAGGGTATGCCCCAAGCCCTCCTTTGGGTTAGTCAATTTCGGTTAATTAGGCGTAGTAAACGATATCTGCACCAACTCCGTGCTGTACACCAGCCGTGAATCGCATTACAACACGAATGTTGTCAGAGCCGTCCAAATCAGCCATATCAAGAACCTTCACCTCGTTACGATCAGAAGCCAAGCCTGAACCGAAGAACAAGTTAGAAGATTGAGCAGCAACAATCTTGTTAGATGCCAAGCCGTTCACCATAGCGACACGGATGCCGTCAAAGTACAAAGGCTGATCGCCATACCACATAGTGCCTTTGTTCTCAAGACCAGCAGCACCCAAGCCTGAAGCACCGAAGCCACCCAAAGCACGAACATAAGCCTTAGCAACATTCTGGGGAACATAGATGGTCAAGTCTTCCTTGCCATACAAAGCAGAAGGGATAGCATCAACTACCTTACCCAACTCGGTGATAACGTTAGCAGCGGTAACGGAAGTACCTACTACATCAACAACGTCAGCATCAGCGGCCAACAAAGCTTGGAAGCCATCAAACTCACCAGCAGTAGCGTTAACGCCTTGCCAGATGTTCGTTTCAATCTTTTGAGCTACTTTACCTGCAACGTGAGCAATCAAGAAGTCAGAGAAATCAGCGGGAAGGTTGTCATAAACGGAGTAGCCCATTTGCGCACCTTGCCAAGTAGACAAGAAGTCCTTACGGCAAAGTTGCAAGTTTACTTGGAACTCCTCAACAGTCAATACACGCTCGGTGAGGGTC